TCTTCTCTCTTGGCCAGATATAGTTGCACTGCCCGGTCTCCCACCTCCAAAATAGCCGGACGGATGCTGGAGGGCTGTTTGGAAACCTTGTTCAGGCAAAGCATATATTCATCGAAGAATTTATCCGTCTCCTTGGACGGGTCGCAGAAACGTCGGTACATCTGCACGTAGCAGTTCTTCTCGTCATACAGCCGACCGAGTTTTGCCTTCTGCTCCATGAGAATGAGCTGTATCTGCTTCCATGCCTTAACGATGTATGGCAGGAGCTGCTTTTTGGTGATGTTCGGTACTTTTCCCATGACTATTCAATTTTCATTGGCATGAGCAACATCAGCAAGTCGTCTTCTACTCCTGACGGCTTGCACACACATGGTCTCTCAGGTGCCAGCATTTCAAGAATTACGTTATCTGTATCGATATTGTTGAGAATCTCAACGAATATAGTGGAGGCGAAACCGATGCAGAACGGCGCACCGTCATAGTCACACGGCACGACCTCTTCACCGCTTGTCTCGTAGTTGAGGTCTTGACCTGTCACGATGGCCTCGTTCTGCCTCAGCTCAAACTTGATGAAGTTATTGCTATGGTCTGAGAAGACCCTGACACGCTTCAAGGCTCCGATGAGAGCCTGCCGCTCCAGCAAGACCTTTATCGTCCTCTGGGCTGGTATCACGGAGTTATAGTTGGGGAAACGAGCCTCCAGAAGACGGAAATATACCGTGGTGTCATCAATGCTTATCGTTGCCCTCATCTGGTCGAAGGTGATCGTCGCGGGACAGTCTTTCTTTGTGACACCCTTCAAAATCCCTGCAATCTTCATCGGGAGCAATAAGCCTCCCTCAAAGCCGGGCTTGACACCCTGCAAGGTCTTCTTCACCAGCTTTCGGCCGTCCGTTGCTACCAAGATGAGGCTATCCTTACGGATGTCGAAATACACGCCTCTCTTGAAAACGTATAGCTCATCTTCTTCCGTGGCGATGAGGCAGAGGCTAACGCCTGCGATGAGCTCACGAGAGGACAGTGTTATCTCGCTACCCTCATTAACGGGTACCGACGGTGGGAATATGTCAGCCTCCATGCCTACAATAGAAAACTCGCCACCGCTATACTGACCCTTTAGCTCGCAGCTGTTCTCGTTATACTCCAACAGGAGGGGTTGGTCAGGTATCTCACTCATCGCCCTCATTAGGGTTTCGGCCTTGATACACATGACCCCTTCTCCTTGGTTGTCGATGAGAGGCACTTTCGTGATGATGCTGTTCTCGGCATTGCTGGCAGTGATCTTCATCACGCCCTCCTTCACCTCAAGGTGGAAGCAGTCGAGGATAGGCATCGGGTTTTTCTTTGCGAGCGCCATGCCTGCTATCTTTAGTTGGCCCGCGAAAATGGAACTTGATATTGTAAATTTCATAGTGCTATTTGTTTTGTCGTTTTACATTTTGTCCACGCCCTCGGGAACGGGCTCATCAACGAGGACTTCATCTTCAATCCCGTCAAAGAGCGTCGGCATCTCTACACGTTCAGAAGCCGCCTTGCAATACGCTGCACCGTCGAGAAAGTATTGAGGGCTCAGCTCGCACGCTACAGCCTTGCGGCCTTTCATGATGGCCCGATAAGGAACAGTCATCAGACCTCCGAACGGGTCGCACACGACATCGCCGGGATTGCTCATCTGCTCTATCACCCTGTCAACGATGTCAAACTGGAGTGGGCAGAGGTGCATCTCCTTTCCCTTACTCCACTGACTACCGTTCAAGGTTCTCATGCGTGTAATGTCTGCCCAGACCTCATCGCTCCAAGACTGAGGCTGCAACAGCATGAAGCCCGATGGTAGTTTACCATGGAGTTCCAAGGTCTCTGCAACGTTGACAACATACTCCCAGTCCCAGACCTCCGTCTGCGTGTATTTCTTGAACCATTGGAAGATGTCCTTGCAGTCGAGGTTGGCAATCTCTTCGGGTGTCATGAGGCGGTTGCCGTTGCTTCGTGTGCCGCCATGAGCGTCCAGCTGCCAGCGGGCGCGGCTGTAGCCCTTGTCGTTGTCCCACGTCCGCGTCTTCTCATCGTACCATTTCTTTTCCTTCACGACGGGAATGTCTGCATAGGCATTGGTTCTGTCTGTGGAAGGCTTGCGGAACAGTAGAAGATACTCAGGCATACCTACGCCCATCTTGGTACCATCCTTGCACTGCTCCGTCCATCCGAGGCGGTAGGTCTGATTGTTCTCTCGCACGACATCGGTGAGAATCGTCTTCATGCCCATGTAGGCAAAGCCGTGCTTGGTGTAGTGAGTGATGGCGTCACAGTGGAACGGATAGACGGTCTGAACACCCATGCCGCTCAGTCCCATCGGCACGATGCGGTCTTTGACATGAATGGCACAAATGCGACCAGGCTGAAGGATTCGGTACAGGTTGGGCGTAAGGTAGTCCATCTGCTGCCAGAACTCCTCGTTTGAATCGCTGTGCCCGAAGTCGGCGTAGTTCGGACTGTACTCATACTGGGTACTGAAAGGGATGCTGGTAATGATGAGGCCTACGGAGTTGTCGGGGTGTTTCTCGGTGTCTGCGAACTCCGGCACGTTGTCATTGTTGACAATCATGTAGTCCTCAGTTTTGATTTCGACTCTCTCAACGCCCATCTTACGGGCAAGCGTCTGTGCCATCTCGGAATGGGAGAGGCCGTATTTCTTGATGATTTCTGTCATTTTTTCAATAAGTATTTTGTGGTTCTCCCACTTCGTTTCAAGGGCTTTGCGCACGGAGCGCTCGGCCTCGGTGTAAATAAGATCTACTCGGACGGTCTTTGTCTGCAAGAATCTCTGCAGGCGGTGTATGGACTGAATGAAGTCGTTGAACTTGTAGCCTATGCCCAGGTATATGGCCCATGAGCAATAGCGCTGGAAGTTACAGCCGCTGCCTGCAATGACTGGCTTTGCCGCCAACTCCTGTATTCGGCCATAGCTGAAATCAAGGATGGCCTTCTCGCGCTTCTCGTAGTCCTGACTGCCATAGATGCTTACGACACCGGGGACAGCCTTCTCGATGGCGTGGCGCTCGCTTTCGAGGTCGTGCCAGATGATACGGTGCGCTTCGGGGTCTTCCTGTCTCAGTTCAAGCATCTTGTTGATACGGTCTTGCAGGGAGTCTCGTTTTCTCCTTGGCGGTCTGCTGCAGTCCCATCGCCTCCTCCTTGAACAAAAGGAACTGACCGTTACCCTCCATGCCTGCCTTGGTGTGGTCACTTGGTATCTCGTGCCAACGCAAGTCAAGTTCAGGGAGGATGTAACCTTCATTGTCCGCTTCGTTCAAGGTGAGGTCTGACGGCTTGCTGACAAACAAAGCCCACGAACTCACCCACAGCCAGAACTCCTCTTCCTTGTGTGCATGAAGGGTGAGGTTGTCGGCGTGCGTTGAATCTCGTTTAAAGAACCTTGTTTTGGCCTGACTGACATCCATGATGCCCAGAAAGTCCGCATAGGCCAGCAGCTCTATATACTCATTGGGTGAAGGTGTGGCCGTTGCCACAAAGCGGTACTTGATTCTCTCGGCACCGCGTCTGTCACCCATAGGGCCTGCATCGCCCGTGAACAGCTTCATGAACTCCCTGAAGGTCTTGGTGCCGCCGAAGCCTCTGAGGACCGATGCCTCGTCAAGGCTCGCCACGACGAAGTGAACAGGGTCAAGTCTGCCGTCACGGATGCTCTCGTAGTTGGTGAGGTATATGCCATCTCCGGCTATCTCTTCATTGCGGCGTATGAAGCGCGGCAGTTGATCATCGCTCCAGCCTAAGATGTTGCGGGCATCCTCAACGAACTCCTGACGTACAGACAGGGGACAGCATATAAGACCTTTACCCCCCCCCCTGATTTGGAGAGGGTAAGTCTCACGGCTTCCAGCTGTGTGACGGTCTTGTGCAGACCGAAAGACGCGAAGCAGGCTCGTTTGCCACCTTCGACCATCCATTTTACCATGAGCTTATTGTGAGGCTTCAGGTTCGGGTTAATCTCATCTATGCCCACTTCAAACCCTTGGTTTTCGGATATGCGTATCTTTGATTTTAGAAAATCTTGATAGTCTTTCATACTGTGCTAAAATAAGGAGGAATCTTTAAGACTCCCCTGTTAGTTTTTGACCTTTGACATTGTAGCCAATCTCTTCCAGTCGGAGCTTTATCTTCTCGGACCGCTTCTCGAATTGGTCGGCGTATTTCTTAGTCAACTCCTCGTAGGGCTTGGGGTATGCTATCTTGAAGCACTCCCTCATGGCTCGTTGTGCGAGTTTGTTGTAACTTCCCTTGTCACTCATGAATTTGTTCATGAAGGCTCGTTGCCACCGCAACTTGTTCTCATCGGTGAGGTTGTTCTTGACATAGGTAATAACCTTCTCATGGTCGCTATACTCAGTGCCACCGCTCTCACGGATGATGTCATGGCCGCAGTTGAGGACGATGAAGCACCAGAAGAACAACTCTTCCTTGCTGGTCAGCTTACCCTTGCGCTCGCAGTATTGCTTCTCGGAACACCACTTGCGCAGCTCTTCGTTGGCACCGTCGTTCATCTTTGTCAAGAGCTTGGTGTACTTCTCTGAGAGCTCGCGGGCTTCCTTCGCAATCGGGTCTTCGTTTGGATCTGCATCTTTCTGACCTTTGACATAGTAGTAGCAGGTATCTACGTCAAGGTTCCAGGAATTGCCGAGAGTGATGCACTCGATAATCTTTTCCTGCTTGAGCAGCTTCGGGATGCGCTCATCGTCGCCGTAGTATTTGCACAGGCCGTCGAAGGTGTCGGGAGTGACTATCATGTAGCCCTTGTCGCGGATCTGCTGCAAGAGGCTCTTGCGAATCCGCTTCACGTTGTCATAACCGTAGGTGTCTTCGCCACTGTCAACGATGACCACGTTACCGACCTGCAAGGCCTCACCTTCCTTGGTAAGACGGTCTGCGTATTTCTCTATCTCGCAAAGCCAGTAGGCTGCTGATTTCTTCTCGTAGCACTTTCTGTCTGTGCAGCAATGGTCGCCCTTCATGGAGTAGAACAGACAGCCTGCGTTGCCGGTGTTCATGCAGCAGGTTGCGCATTTCTCAAAGCAGGTGTTCCACTCTTCCGTGGGAGGTTGCGTCTCATCGTCTTCAT